GCAAACGCAATCGCACAAAGAACTCGTCGCGGAAAGGGCAACATCATCATGTGCTCTGCAGACGTTGCTTCTGCACTGACCATGGCTGGTGTGCTCGATTACACCCCTGCACTCAACGCTAACCTGACCGTTGATGACACCGGTAACACCTTCGCTGGTGTTCTCCAAGGTAAGTACAGAGTCTACATCGACCCATATGCTGCAAACCTGACTGCTGCTAACGCTGCAACCAACTCCGGTAACCAGTATTACGTCGTTGGTTATAAGGGTACTTCTCCTTATGACGCAGGTCTGTTCTACTGCCCATACGTTCCCCTGCAAATGGTTCGTGCTGTTGGAGAGAACTCCTTCCAGCCCAAGATTGGCTTTAAGACCCGCTACGGTCTTGTTGCTAACCCATTCTCCGAAGGAACCACTCAGGGTGCTGGCGCACTCACCAGCAACGCCAACCGCTACTATCGTCGCGTTGCTGTTAAAAACCTCATGTGATC